TTTTTTTTTTTTTTTTGCAAATCCTCTATAAAGCATACTATGATTAGGGGTTGCTTAAAATTTTGTATAATGTATTACTGATTAGCTCTTCCCTAAGGCGCTCTACAAGTCTTTAACACACTCTAATCAGCTAGCACTAAACTACATTCTAAACCTAAACATAGCGAATGCACAGCTTACTTATACCACTGTACACTAGGATTCCATTCTGTATAAGAGTAGGCCACAGCGATTAAACCGTGGTCTCTCTAACTAAGTCACACTTAATATGCAAAGGCCAATCACGGTCTTCGCTCAACAAGAACTGAAACCGAAAGTCCGCTGGAAATCTATGAAAGTAGGCAGCCAATGCCGCATACATACCGTGTGTAGCGGTACGTGATGTGTCATACTGCATAATTGTACGCACCATAACAAGTAAGGTACGCAAATTACCAACGGTAACTTCCAATTCTAAAGCTGCACGCAGCAGCAAATAGGGGCGGTGACACAATATGTAGATGAAAGGTGTCTCATCAGGGACATCGAACTCCTCAGACAATCTAGCTAAACACCATGCAACTGCACGGCAAAAAGAATTGCCTGAAATGTGGAACCCATGTTGATGAATATCGGTCTGCATCTGCTGGCAAATGTTCAACAGAACATTAGCAGCTAATGCATTACCAAATGCAGGGTCCATGTTCGTTCAATAGTCTTCATCTACAACCTCGTGAGGAGGTAGTGTACGCTTGTACCGCAAACAATTTTTATGACGCAGGGAGAAATCATATTTAACGCCGACATCCTGGGCATTAAATCCTGCAGCTTGAACACATAGCTCAAGCAAAGTTATATCTTCGCGCTGCAAATGAAACACCGTATGGGGTTCTGGGCAGGGCTCATTAATGTTCTGGCAACCACCAACAACCTTATTATCAAAACAAACACCTAAAACAGTGAACTGCAAAATGTGGTTACCAGGAAACACAACATCAGCTGGACTCGTATTTTCCCAGGAGCAAGTGACATCAGAAAACTTAATCCTGAAAGTACGACCAACATCAGTGTATTTAATATGACGGAAGTCTGCACACATGACAACATGTGTACGGTCCACCTGGGTGACATTAACAATGTCACCAGTAACACAGGAAGCAGACTGCGAAATGCATGAACCTGTGGTACAAAGTTCTAGGACCTTGAGGCCTAGATTAATAGCTTGAAAACATGGGAGAAAAAAGCACAAAAGCAGAAAAAATCTCATGTTCGTTCAAACATCTTAAGGAGAAAAACCAACAGTAAAAACCCTAAGATCTTTCGGCACCTGCATTAGTAGGGTCCGCAATAGTCACACGAGAGGCAGTTGATCCTCTCTTCTTGTGTCTCCTCTGGGTCTTTGGACGGTCGTCCTCATCTTCATAAACGGTTTCATCACCACCCAGCCACTCATCATCAGTTTGTGCGTCCTGATCTTTTACCCAGACCTTAACAACTGTTTGGTCTGTTCCAGTAGACGCATCTTCAAAGATGACAGTGTCTTGGGCGGTCTCTTCCTTCTTCTTTTTATCCTTTTTGGGCTCAGTAGGAGGGAAATCTTTGTAGGCGTTCAAGTTTTCTGCCAAAATCTTAGTCCACTGCTCATAGTTGGGATCATCTTTAGGAAGCTTTATGGCACCTTTATAATGGAGCCACAGAGCATCATCTTCATCCCTCGTGGATAAATGAGACATAAACAGAAAAGATGAAACATTAGGGGCCATTTGCGCAGCGGCAGCAAACCTGGGATCATCAGTACCAAGTTTGATCATTTCACGATCCCCAAAATTACCCTCCAGATCACCTGGGCCACGTCTGCCGTAATTCACAGTAACACCACTGCCCTTATGCGCAGTGCGTTTATGCCTGAGCTTCTTAGCATTGGCGGCAGCCTCATTCTTAGTAACTTGAACTGGGTTCTTGGTAGCTGGCTTAGTACCACTAACCTGACTCTCCAGTCTTTCCAACTTCTGTACAAGATAAGCCATCCACGGCTCAGTGGACGGGTTAGCAGCAGGTCTACCGGGTGATGCACCACGGGAGCTAGCACGTGAGTTACCACGCGATGATGCTCTGCTTGAGTTGCGTGAACTACTGCGGCTATTACCACGGGAGCCACGCCCCTCAGCATAGAAGCCCTTAGGTATGCCACCAGCTAATTGCACTGGTATAGCACCATCATTACTGGGGTTACGTGTGCCCATATCACCGAGACGGTTGATATTAGCACCTTCTTGGCCAACCCAGACTATGTCCGGGTTCTTAGTCCCAAAACGAAGGTCACCAAAGCGACCAGTGCCAGTATAATAGAAGTACCAGCGGGGGTTAGCCAAAACTTGCTTACCACCTTTCTGGAAAGACCTCTGTGTACGCAGCCAGTACCCGTGCTCGTAAGTGGAATCAACACCTTGGCTCACGGGCACTCCTTCACCTCTAGGGAAACGCAACTCAGCTTTACCGGTTTGAACCAACGGTGCAAACCAGGAAACATTCTGAGGAGGGGCCGCCTTAGGCTTCTCAGGCTTGGGAGCACTACCTCTACTATTATTATTTTTAGGGCGGGCACCATTACGGTTACCATTACGGCGCTCAGATTCGGAGTCAGAACCGTCAGATTCTTGTTTGAACGTGACCTTAGGGGAAGGTGTACCAGATCTAGATCTGTTCCTTCCAGACATAATAGGTTCGTTCAAATTATAAAGAAGGAAATATATACAACATGTAACAATATATATAACTTTAAGCTACAAACATTGCTAACCTATCACCATCCTCTGTGGTATTCTGCACACGGTGGTTGCCAACCTTGTATTTAATATAAACAAGGATAGCTGAACGAGTATACATATTGCGAGTAAGTGCTCGCTTATACCAGTGCAATGCATTAGGTCTAGCAATAGTAACAATGTCAGGCATATCACCCGGGTCACAACGACCTAGGGTGAAACCATCAAACCTAAGCTCACCTCTGATAATCAAAAATTGAACAGCAGGTGAGTCTGAAATGATAGGCCTAGTTACAGTACGCCCTAAAAGGGGTATGTTAATAAGCATATCAGTTTCTGGCATAAAAGACCAGGCTGAGCCTGTCCTACAGAGTAGGCGGAATGAGCTAATAAAATAGCTCAACCACATAATGCCTGAAATACAGGCAAAAGCTATAGCAAAACCAAAAGCAACTGAATTGATTGGGTGTATAGCTGCAAAAACAGCGGCCGCTATGGACAACGGCCATAGTAACCAAAGTATAAACATCTTGATAACCCATATGGGTTTACAACGAGAAGGATAACCCCACTGCAATAGCACGGTTATAAACAACAATATGACTGAAACTGCAAAGTTCCAGTCTTTTAAAGCAGCTATAACCTCAGGACGAGGCACAGTGTTAGTACAATTATTAGACATTGTCACAAAGTAATTCTTCGCGTTCGTTCAAGAGTGATTCGTTTCTAAATTTATTATAAACGAGAATTGTAGGTTTGCACACAAATTTGAACACAAACCCACAAACACCAAAAACAAATTGTAAAATCAGGAGCAATGCGCAACCGACTATAACAACTAACAAACAGATTATAATAAGCACTAAAACATTAGCTATAAGAATAGAATTATTAGTGCCTACAATATCATACATTATAGTTCGACATCAGTGAACTCTGTATTAACCACACTAACTGTTGGCTTAATATTCTGTAAAATAACACTGTTAATATAAATAAATACAGTGTAATCATAACCATGTTCAACTCTATCTAACAGTAGAGAATGAGACTTAAACAAACTGACTACAAGAGCATTGTCAGATACAGTAATGGCACCTTTCATGAAGACACCATTAGAATAAATACCACGAGATGTGGTAAGAACTACTAAATTATCACTCGAACGCTCAACAGGGAATACATAATTGTTACACGTCGTCTTAATTATAGCGAAATTATCAGCCATAGACATAAAAGGTGCCATTGACCTGAGCTTAATAGAGAGTATGGTACGTTCTAGAAAGCAGCCAAGCGCACACACTACAAGCATGCACTGGGCAAACAAACTAACATAAAAATTGGCTGAAAATATAAGCCAAATCACCATGCAAACTTGCGAAAGGCAAAATAGAATGTGAAACAACATACTAAGATAAGGTTGTTTTACACGCTGTAAATAATACAGCAATACCGATAGGGTAGCATAACAAGACAGGGCAACAAAATTATTGTCCACTGTAGGTTCATCAACACTAGGAGAGACAGTTGCGTAACTAGGACGCAACGCATCTCTCACTAAGTTATATAAATTCATACTGTTCGTTTCTTATTAACACGGACAGCAGGATATACATCATCATATGAATCATAAGAACCGCAGCAACGCCTGCAGTCACACATGCCCTTAAAACATGAACAACAATTGGTCATGCACATAAGCATAATAACAGCGAGTACAAGACCTACTATACCCGCTATCATTGCTAACCAAACATACCAAGGCCATTTAATGGTCTTCTCGTACACATTAAGCTTCTTCAAGTCAATAAAAGACTGGTTGAGCTGATTGACAACGTCATGCAACGATTTAATCTGAGCAGTAACATCAACAGTTGAAAAATTAAAATCATTAGGATTGAAAGTATTATTAAAGATAGTTGACAAGTTTTTATAAAACTTGTCAAACTCTTTTTGAAAATCGTAATCACCCGGTACACTAGGTTCGAGTACTGTGTAATTTACGCTAGTATAATTAACACTACAACTAGTAAGAACTTGAGTATTACTAGCAGATATATTAACAGGATTATAAAACTGCATAGTAGTAAAGTGCCACATATTAGTATTATTAGGTAGCACAAACATACCCTGACGCGGGGCATAACCCGTGCCATTATGACAGAGGCCCGCCGAGGTCTGTACAAATGCATACTCAGTAGGAGTGTATGCATAATGTATAAACAACACACCATTAGGCGCTAATTGTGGTATACTTAGCACGTGAGTACCATTACCACAAAAATCGTTACGTAAAGACTGCGCCTTAACGCACTCACTAATCTTCTGAGCTGCAAGTGCATTTTGAGCCTTAGCTTCAGAAGCCTGAATTAACAGTTGTGTTACATAAGTATTAAGGACCATCATACGACCATTAATAAGACGGTCAACTTCAGCATTAGCGGCTAAACCCTCTAAGCGGCTGAAAATTTCATTAATACTAGAAGAAATTGCACCAAAAGAATTACCCAATTGTACCACAAGGGTGTGCAACTGCGCAGCATGTTGATTAATAACATCCTGCATCTTACTAAGGGCTATACTAGTCTCAGTAAAACCCTTTTGGATATTAACAAGAGCATTGTTGAACGAAGAAGCTATCAACTTCTGATTTTCAACAAGAACTTGTGTAGTAACACCAATGCCATTTAACCTAAACTGCAACTGAGTGGCAAAAGGTATGACACCCGCAGAGGTAATACCAAATGTATAACCAGAGGACGCCACAGCACCAACAAGCAGTGACGTATAAAGAGCTTGCATCGCTGGTGATACAATAGGCGGCAATACAGCGATACCGTTGTACGTCTGAGTACATAAAAGGTCACGTATACTGCCACCCCACTGAGAGTCTATACATTTCTGATAAGACTGCATAAACCCAGGATCTGTAATACGCACTTTATCGTATAACAGATCAGAGAAAGCAGACCTATAGGTGGTGGCACCACAATTAGGGCCTAAACAACCCATAAGGCCAGTAAAATTATAGTCCCCATCAAAAGAAAATGTAGTGACTTCATCCCTAGTATTAATAGACAACTCTTTAACTAGGGATAAAAGGGCACTGTCTAGGATAGTGCTAACCCTAGATAGTGCCTTATTAATGTCATTACAAAAAGTACCATAATGTAACAGCACATTAAGGCACCGTGAGGAATCACCGCACAAGTAACGTGCACAATCAATAGTAATCTTAGGTGCAGTAGTCTGGATGTACTCCTCTGTAGCAGAAAGAGTAAAATTTGTAGGGACCTTAACCCAATAAACCGGTGTCATAGGAGTCGCAGTAGAGTTGTCATACAATGGATCATAATTGACTAACTGCAGTCGAGGTAAACTATCTGCATTAGCCGTAGCAATAGAACCATTAATAAAACACAAACTATTACCAATAGGCATAGCACATGTATTAACTATAGTAGTATTACGTAGTTCAACATTAACCACGCAACCAGATGGTGTGTCAAATGCATCCTGAGCCGTTGCACTAGCAGACCATAAAACAGATACGGGCTCCGTCACGGCGCGGGAGCGCTGTGAACAAGATAGACCGTTAAACAACAATGCCCTTTCAAAATTAGGGTGGTAGCCTACAGATACAGGCACTGTAACACAAGGCATGATACTATAAGTGGTACTATTAATAGACACACCTATAATAGTGCCCGTGCTAGAAGCAGTAAACACTTTACCATCTGGAATAACTAAAGAAGTGTTTTTCGACAAAACGCCAGTACCAGTGTAACCATAGAGATTGTACTGAACACAACGATCCGTAATAACAACAGTATCATTAGCAACAGGACAAACAAGTTTACTACCAGCCGCCGGTTTTAATGTAATAACTGCCAAACCATAAACATAAGAAAAAGGGCTATAATGGGCTGCATTAATAACAGTATCAATAAATGCACTATTACTCTGGCGGCCCCCAGGTTTAATAGGAAACCTATTCGCTACGGCATAAGGAGCTGTAGAATTCAAATAGAATGCATGCAAACAACCGTAAAAGTTGTCAGGCAAAGCATAATTATATAAACTAAAAGTATCTGGTACGCGATTAAACAAATTATTCAAATGCGTCTCATTAATGCGCATAACATCGAGCGTTACACTACCATAACACATGGATGCCAGACGCCTAGGGGACACGCCATAACATTGCAATTGATGTGTAGGTAAACTATCAACAACAACAGTAAAATCAAACACACAATCATATAGCATATAACGCCGCCATACTACAGGTTGCGGCGGGTCTTGTAATACGCTATATGGTGGTGTGCAATAACTACCACGCTGAGTAACGCGTACAAACCCAGCCACCTGGGCTCTATATCTACTTAAAGGATAGACACCAGTAGGCGGATCAAACGAGCCTGTAACACAATATAGCTCTTCAGCCGCACTATCCGCACAATCGGCAGCGTTAGCAACGCTACCATTATTAAAATAAGACACTAAAAGGTCCCTATTAATTAAATGTGCAACATGCAAATTTACGTCAAAATTAGTACACATACCATCACCCTTATCTATGGCATTACTACGCACTATAGACTGGAAAAATTGAGCTCTAGGTAAATTTCCGCCGACAGGCAACGACATAAAATATGTCATAGGATGACTACCCCTACTGAAACCATGTTCAAAATTAGACGTAGGTAACCAACCAGAATGGTAGATAAGCAAGTCACCATCCTTAAAAAGGAACGCTAGGCTAATACGACTAGTACTAATATTCACCGAAAAGGTGTTGTTGACGAAACATGAATTAGAATGGTCAACAAGTGCATCGGGTGCTATAAAGCTACCAGCAGGACCCCACCTGTTAAAACCAGGGTTTATGCATAGGGTCGCATTACTACAAACCAATAAATAAATATTAGTTTGATTTCTAGGCGCCACAGCACTCCAAGAACCTAAGTTATCTGGGGCCATAATAAGAATAGCAATCCTGTCATTTTCAAATGTATCACCAAAAGCTACACCAAAAGGCTCTTGACAATAAGCACGCGAAGACGCAGGTTGCCTATACATCCAAGTATTCACAAATAGACCTGCAGAAACAGGAATAATAGAAGTATTATAAATGAACCCGCCATTAGCACCATTCGCAGGTGGCGTTACAGGGTATAGAATGGTATTAGACATATCTGCCATAAACAAATTCTGACGCAAAGTTTGACCAGAGTACGCTATGTATGGATCTGGTAACAAAACATTTGAAACTTTAGCCTTAATAGACGTGTAATTTAAAGTATGGTTAAGAGGTGTTAGTGTAAAACGCGGATTGAAGCACTCAGGCCTAGACGCCGCTGCAAGCGACACCCCTAACACCAATATCAACAGCATCGCGGACTATTAGGCGACCTGCTCTAATCAAGTTTAAAACAAGTTCGTTCAATTGATCTTCCTTCAAACTCATAACAGGAGTGCCTTTCAAGCGCAATGGGAAACGCTGCAAATCATACAGACTATAACTAGACAATTGCATAACAGTGCTATTACGCCAAAAGACGTAATTAGCATGCATTTGCCACCCATCTAATAATGCACCTACACCAATATAATTTACACCTATCAAAAACGCTTCGGACGAAGAGCTATTAACAGATGTACAAAAACAAGTCCACCAATTAAAGTGGCCCATAATAGCATACAGATCAGCACTCCAAGAGTGCTCTGTAATCTTAATGGCAATACTACCTCCAAGAGCTAGTTTTGACCTTATAAAACCTGTTAAATACGTAAAAAATCCTTCTTTAGACGTATTATCACCAGAAGTATTCTTAGTGCGTGCATCATACATGTCACTAAAAATAAAATCCCACTTATTAACAGAAAAGAATGTCTCACAACTACCTACATACGTACTATCTGCATCAGATGCACAATAACACAAATCATTATCTACCAAGTAAGCGTCAGCTGGCAACCATTGTTTTAACACAGCAGTACCTGGACAAACACCTTTATCACTGCCTGCACCAAAATGCATAACACGCATTTTAGCCGGAACAGCTAATGAACAGGTATTCAGGTACTGACACAACTGAGTGTATTTAGCCACATTCATTAAGGTACCGGACGGCAATCTTGCCGCCTGACCGTAATTGTGTAACAAACATGGTTCTAGCACGGCATTTTGCACCTTATAAAGCGCTGGCATACTATAACCAGGTTTCCAATCTTGTTTAGCCTGCAATTGAGGATAAAAGGTGGAAATCTTACCACCCTTACACCATAACATAAACCTAAACACTTTAAAATCCAAGCAGCACTGAACTACCTTACTAACAACTGACCTATCTTGAGCTTTTATAAGCGCAATAAAGTCATCTAAAATAATATCAACAACACTACAAACTTGCTTACTAGAAGCAGTTGGTTGGTCTATAACAGCATAAGATGTGACCGTGTCAGTACCTAGCACGGTCTCCATAACTAAATGCGCCGTGCGCTTACGGCGTACGGCACCTATTAATAAATGCAAGCCGCCTATGGTTCCATCAAATTGACCATACACGATATGTTCTAAACCTAGATCATGTAAGTCATATTTATCAAGAAAACATGACTGCTCAAGATCAAGGAAATCTATTTCTAATTGTGTACGTGGCTGAAAATCGTCCACAGTACGGGACTGTGTAAAATAGCCATCAGTAGGTTGCACAAATGCACCATCTTTTCTCATAGCATACCAAAATGCAGTACCTCTATCAGGGGCCTCTACAACAACACCATTTATAGATGCGTGAGTTGGTCCTCTGGTACACACGCACTTAGGTTTACTAGGTGAAAAGTAAATGGCATTTTTCAACTGACAAAACTTACTATAGGCATCTAGCTGTCTGCCATCAACTAGCACAACCTGGTCATCTAACTTTGTTAAATCAGTATAAGTACAAATGCCCACAGTATTTGGCACTAGTGGAGCATTACTTTCATAATCCCAGATAACTAAGTTATATGTACACGTAACACCTAAGTTACGTAATAACTTAACTTCTGGTACTACGTTCACTGAACGTTTAGCCCATAGCTCAAAAGCTACATTAGTGGGCAAACATGTATTATTAGTAAACAACAATTTATCAGCACCGTCCTCCTTTATATAGAGTCGGTCATTTAAAATAGCTACCGGTAACTCACCGGCAACTGCTGTAAAATGGCCTGACTTTAAGACATTGTAAGCTACATTCTCTAGAGATTGTAGCTTTACAAATGTAGACCATAAATTAAACACGTCAAAGGTTTTATCAACCCACAAGGTGAAACCTGCGCTCACCATAGTATTATAACTTTCCAGAAAATTTCTGTACTCGTCAGCATGTTTCTTACAAACTGCACCACCCAAATTACAACGCGTTATACACACATTTGATTTGAGGGGTACATAATCTACTTCACTGACATAATTAGTAGACACACCAGTAGCATTTTCACATGCCGTATCTGAATAATAAAAGAATGGGAGTGGCTTCAAATTAACAAAAGCATTTTTATTAAATGCATCAGTATGGAACGCATGCTGATTCACATAAAGCGAACCACCATTGCACCCTGCTAAATTTAATTTTGACAACACACGTGTGTCAAACCTACAAACCAACGCATTATGTGGATAACAATCCACATTGCAATTCCAAAACATAGCTAGTCCATCTTTGAACTGGTCTCTATGTACATCATAAACATAATGTAACTGCTTAACACCTTCCACAACAGGATTAGTGTCATAAAAATTCCAATTATTGACATTGACACCATAGACTTTAATAGCCTTTGGGTTACCAATATCATAAATTGTTTCTATATGTAGTGCCTTCACAGCAGCCTTTAATACGACTCGCTGAACACTACGACACGCCCTATTTATAGCCAACTCATTAGCTATAATAGGATACTCTACATCCCAATTGACTTCACCACAGAAACAGTCATGGATAGCTAAACACCTAGTCATTATGGCATCACAGCTAGCCACATGTGCACCCTTATGGACATCGCAGACATTATCATGGTTTACCTGTAAATTACCTACATAACCCCATTGCTGTACATCGACCAAAAATGGGTTATATACAAAGTCCGCGCCGCCAATGTGTCTATGGTGACTCCAGCATGAATATGCCCCATAAACACTACTAAATAAGGTTGCACGCCTAGGACACATAAAACATTTGCGTTCAGGTCCTACTTTAGCGAAGTAATGAAGGGTCGTGAGTTCAAACCCATGTGCCCAAGTTACAAATGTAACGGTGTCACTGACACCATCTAGAGTATCACAAAGCATCTCCACTATACGCTTACGAACGACGCTCCAAGGCTCGCCCTTACGCATTAGTGGTATCAAATGTTTAAATTGGTCACCAGGTGGTGCCTTAGACACCACATTAGCCAATCTAGAACCAGATTCTGTATCTATATAACCACTAGGCGTAACTACAAAGTTTACGCCAGTAGAAAACCCTATTTGTAGTGGCAGGTTAGTGCCAATGTTGGGACCACAAGCATGTGCACCCTCAACATCAAACCCTACCCAGCCACGTACTTCTCTAATAGCCTGTTCACGAGTTATAAATAACTTGCTATAACCGGGTATGTTTAAATCAAACTTAAAACCCATTTTAGAAATGAGTCTATTATAAGGCATCTGTAATTCCGTTGTGTCAAAATGTACACAAAGTGACTCATTCAATTTGAACTTGTCATTTACGGACACAAAAGTAGGTGCATAGGCTGGGCCTAATGGCTCTGCTTTAGCACAATCTTTAAACAAACCTACAGTAACTTCAGACTGCATTTTTGGTTTTACATAATCATTCACATCCAGTGGTGTAAACTCGAGAGACTCATATAACGTAGAGTCTGACATCACACACAGAATGCCCTTTTTAGCTCTAGTGATAGCTACATTAAACCTATTTACATTCAATGCATGGGCTGTGTCGGAAGTTTGACAATAAATAACATAGTCGAACTCAGAACCCTGAGAGGAGTCAACAGTCTGTGTCTGCAAACCTAGCATACGACGTGCTACAGAGTTTTGACTATTATAGGGTGAAATAAACACTGCACTCTGCCACTTAGGATTCTTAATTAAGAACTCTTTAACTAAGCCAAGCTGAGGCTTATTAATAGCGCTAGACGAGTCATGAGTGACACTACCTTTATAGTAGCACTTATAACACTCCCCAGTGGTAACCTTATTAGCCTTTAGCTTTTTATCATAAACTAAAGCGCTAACTGTATCAACTATTTCCTTAGGACATCTATAGCAGGTGGCAAGGAAAATGTCAGGACCTACGGCAACCATAAGCCTGCACACTGAATTAAAATGTTCAGGTGCAAGCGTACCCTTCGTAAGAAGAGTTCTAGGCGCCGGTAATTGTGCAGGGTCACCTACATACACAATATGTTTTGCGCGAACCCTTGCATTAATCATACTCAGGTCATAGTTAGTACACATACTGACCTCATCTACAACAAGAATGTCCGCAGTTGTTTCTGGTAGGGCATTTATAGTAGAGAAAACGTATTGAGCACCCACATCGTTAACTTTGAACTTTGAGAAACACTCAACACGTGCCTTAGCTGGCACAATACGACTACACCTATTAATAGGTAAATTCTTATGCGCCTTCTCACACAATGCATCTACAGCTGCATGACTGCATGCTGTGTAAACGATTTTAGCAGACGGGTAGTAGAGCGCAAGTCCTATGGACAAGTGGCTCTTACCCGTACCAGGTGGACCCTGTACAGTAGTGTAACGCGACATACCAACACGTTGGTAATGTACAACGTTACTAGCAAAGCTCTCTGGCACATTCATAGCTGGATACAAACCGACTAACTTAGTGTATCGCTCCTGAGGTAACAAAGTAGGTGAACTAAGTGGTTGCACCGAATGTGATGTAAGCACAAAGTAATCACCAACCTGTAATTTATAAGTGGTACTAGAACGATAGTTAACTACGTCACCGTAGTCACCCTTTTCAAAAATGTATTCACCCAGTTGCACCTTACTATTCTTAGTAATATGAAACCCCGTGAATACATAATTCCTATTTAAGGGAGGTCGGGTCTTGCCAGTTTCCCATGAAAGCACAAGTTCCCTATCACTAAGGACCTCTTTAACAACTGCTGAAGCATATGCTTGTTTAGCATTTTCTTCAGTCGCACGTAATGTCTCAGCGGCAAAGAGCTTTAAACGCTCTGTAGCCGTATTAGCTAAGACATAATCTTTACTGTTACTCCAATCACAAGTAGCTAGACTATTGAAGTCCGCTACATCCGGACTACCAGTACATATATTTTTGTAGAGACCAAACACCTGACCATTCGCACACAAAGGGAACGATATTGGTGGTCTATGGTCTCTACAATAATAAGACATGCCACCCAAATACAATTGGGTTACATCTGCAACATCACAACTAGGGTTGTTACAAACATATGGTGTAACAGACAACACTAACTTGTGTGTAGTAGACACGACATGGTCATAACAACATTTACAACAGAGGAAGGGTCTACGTATGCAGCCACCACATCTTAATGATGTTTGTGAATTACACACAACACATGTACCTACACTCTGTAATGTGGCAGATTCCATATACATATTCTCATAGAATTCTACCTCCCAGTACTTAGAAGCGTTATCACTAGCCAACATTACACTATATGTATCTAATAAATGACCTGTTAACTCCTCATGCAACTTCTTTATATATTGCAGATAACACCAGAAAACATTCTGGTACTCAGGATCGGGATGCTTCGTAAGTGGATAGGCATCAATAGCAAGTGACACATACCGCTCCATCATAAGAGTACCATCAGTCTTCAATAAGTCATCCACAAAGCACCCTGCTCCCAATATTCTAGAAGGATCTGGATATGGCAGGTAAACTTGTTCACCCTTCATATCAACCAACATAGTATGTTGAGAGCAAAATTCATGAGGACCTTTAGTTATATCCGGTTCTACCCAACACTTAGATTCAGACATAAACACATTGTTCTGAAAATACAGCAACTCCTTAAAGCCCTGTATGTCAGCAACATAGCCTTTTTGTGCGTAGTCCGCATTATAGCAGACCACACCATCATCACTAAGGATCATCATACTAAAATGCTTACGCAAATAGTTATAATAATCCAAAACTAACTCATTATCTACAGTATTACTACGGTATATACCCAAGTATAACCGCCTCTGCAATTCCTGAACATAAGTAGTGTAAATCTTATTACCATCTATAGATAAAAAGGTATTAAGATTAGCACTAACAGCTTGACAAATATTAAAAACACTATTAGCATATGCAGTTGTGGAATCTCCACTACTGGTACCACCAGGTTTCACGTAAAAACCGCCTCCACAGAGAACCATTTCACTCAAAACCTGAGCACATTCATTAGCCAACCGATAAAACCTCTCTGAAGCATTGCAACAAGTCGCATGCTTACGCGCTAAAATAAGGCTGGCAAATATACGCAATAAATTAGGCATAGCTCTATCACATTTAGGATAGTCCCAACCCATCAAATGTGGATTTTCTACACCTTCACACAAAGTGCGAAGCATGCGATTCCACCCTCCATAAAATTTAGTGGTACCTATAACAACAGATGCACCACGTGCTGCAGCTATAGACTTAAGCATCTTCTGATGAAATTGTCTATTTGTCATAGTAGATGCTATAGAAACACCAGCTACAGTGCGAGCGCGATTTTTAGCACTTATAGCATACTTCAAATTCATCTGAGTAATTGTGGGTAGGACATTGCGTTTGGTGTATGCAAAAAGCTCATCCTGGTCAGCATAACTGAGAGATTCATAATACAGACGGGCCTTACCAAACTTATTGAATGGAAAACCTGCTGACTTATCATAATTAGCTACAACAACCTGACTTGCCTGTAGGCATCCGCCGTCATAGCAATCAAAATATTTATCAACTACTTCTAAAGAAAAAAGGAGTTGTTTAATGTCACACATTGTAGGCAAATTATACCTATAATAATCATAATCAGAGATGGCAGCATTGCCATCCTGTGCATAGAAAAAATGCTTAAAGGATATGGTACTTCCTTCCTTGAAGAAGCCACACTTTACAGCAAAATTATAAAAATCTTCATTAAACTGTCCTGGTTTGACAGTCTGAAAAGTAACGCCCGTGGTCATTGCAGCCACCGACATACAAACAGTACGTTTATCAGCCAATGCGTTACTAGCCGCTACATGCATAGCAGGATCTGCTGCATACACAAGTAGTTCACGCAACGACAAACGTTGAGCATGCTGACGAATATCTTGATTCATCACCACACCAAGCTCCCTGTAATGGTAACCAGTAGAAACTACAAACGGCACACCATCCACGTAAATCTTTTGAACTAAAGGCCCAAAGGATGTATTAGGCAACACCATACTAAAAAGTATATTAAAATTAGCACAATGCAAAATGCAACGGTCATCGGCACACGCAACACAATTTGGGTGATATTGCATGTCCCAATATTTAAAATACTTGGAGAACAATGAATACTTAAACTGTGTGTAATCATACTTACATATGTCCCACACGCGTTTAGGTTTACTAAAGTCTCCATCAACGTGGCATTCAGCGGCCAGCATATTCGTCATAGTATAAACGGGCATAGCCAATGAATAATAAGTATCCATTACGGCAACACCCGCACCTGCCGGCCCTTCAATGAAGTCACCAAAATCATACCATTGGCCATTTAAGTCCTGATTATCCAGGGTTAAAACACCAATTAGTCCTTGCTCAACCATAGAGTCTGCCATCTTCACAGCGGAGAGTACGGCCTTTCTAACAGTTTCACCTAAGTTATGGTAAACCCTAATAATATCTGGATTCTCGACAGGGTCATACCAATCCTTCCTGTCGAAGTAATCTGCAGTACAACAACCACGTAACACAAGTATTTCCTTTAATGTATCACAGTTGTTGTTATCAAAATGGCGCAAACTATATACTAAATCCGCCATTGTATACTTAGTAAGGCGTTCACGTGACACATGAGGTGTCATAACACCTTCTATATTGAACTTAAAGAAATCATGACGCGCAACGACGCCACAATCCTTAAGCTTCTCATAACAGCGTTGCTCAAGTAAATAATTACTCTCAGTATGGCGTTTTACAACGAAATAGGAATCAAGTTGAGTGCCATCAGCATCCAATTCTTGATACCTACAACAATTATTCTTTAAATGCAAGCCAAAACCTGCTACTTTTGTGTTACATATATCAAAAGCCCTTAATACTATATCTGGTTGGACACCAGAACCTAGGGGTACTAGACGGGCTACTCCACTAGTACCCCTGACTCGTTTAAAAAGCACTCATCCCTAGCCTGTAGGTTGATTTCACGTAAACTAGAGCAGGGACAACCATAGCCTTGCCACATGTTACATACAGCACAAACGACATTTCTTATACAAAAACCTATTGGGTCATTGACACCAACTAAGGGTATTTGTACAAACTTGCCCTTATATTTACATACGCCACTTGCACCGGGATGTTCTATATGACAACGACAGTACAAACAGCATGACGCCCCACCAAAGGACTCTTGGTCTATATTGGCATCAGGCTTAGCTGTAATAGCCAACCCAGTACCGGTATGGGGAGTTAGCATTTTAACGCAGTTACCTATAGGGGAACCACCATTATCTAAATAATCTTTATACGTAGCCTCAGGGTCTACACTAAAAGAACATAAAGAAAGAATAGATGAGTTACTTGCTACTTCCGTAGCAGAACCCGCATGCAGTCTAACTGTACAAGCCAAAGTACCCAATACAGTGCCACGRCACAAATTCTTAAGCCCTTTGGTAAAATATAAATATTTAAGAGCCGGACCTTTAGGGGTGTCGACCATAAACTTACAGGGTGGTTCTAATTCAAGAATTACAAAACCATCACCTGTAGACTTTTCAACCTTAGCAAAGGCGAGACCGTCTGTGTCAGCTAAAATAGCCATCACATGTCGGCCTTCTTTTGTAGCATTATAATAAGCTACAGCATCAGTAACACAAGCAGTTTGGCTCACACCCGCAACGACATTCATACGCTTCACTGTCTGAGGCATAAGCTCATTATTCTGTAACTTGACAGGTGATGTGGCCTGCTGCCGCTGCGCCGTCACTACTAACGGCCATGCCAAGTTTACACTATTCTCGCGTGTAATATCCGTTGCATTAACTGTTTTTCCATCTGCATCAGCAACTTGCATAACATCCCACGCACTACCCGCATAGGTAAGCGTAGGCATAGTTATGGTTGCTGTGTAAACAGAAAAATCAGGCACCACAAGCAGCAGCTTGTTAGCTGCTGTTCTAGGTATGACACCCAGTGGTACAACACCATTACGTGCATTGTTCAAAATGTTACTAAGAGCGTCACTATCAAGACGACGTATCATGTTGAACAACATAGTTTGCATAGCGGCCGTAACTTTAGAGCGCCTGTCTTCGGCACGAGCCTGCTTATACATTGCAGTCATAGCTAACTCAGACATACGCTCCAGCTTACGGGTAGTAGCTACATCTTTATCGAGCACACTCTTAGCTACATTCATAGCTTTCTTCAAGGCATTAACAGTAGATGCTGGTGCACCTGTGGCAACAGCTGTATCATAGGCCTTCTGAGCATTTTCGTAATCCACATAGGATGATAAATTACTAAACTCACTAGCAACAGCTTGGAGAACAGAATTATTTTCCAAAATGCTACTACACAACTCATCCAAGTTTATAGCACCTGGTAAGGATAACAACACAGACAACAATGAAACAAATGCCTCAAATGCCTCTGTTGGCGAATTTGAGGCTAATATTTCATTGTGCAACTTAACGCACAGTGCCCATAGTTTACTACTGGATTCAACACGTAATTGTTGTAATACAGACAGCAAAACAACACTTGTGCATTTTAAATCTGTCATGTTTGACTGTATAGTGGACACCCTATAAATAGGAATACCCCCTATACCGGCCAACTTAATGTTTAACATAAGCGCCTGCCAAGAATTTGTGGGCGGTAACAAACCATGAGAATTCATATATCGCAGCTCCTGAGAGCTAACGACATATTCATAATTACCCAAGGTGCATCTAAATAACCTATTAATAAGGTTAAAAACACCAAAGTAACATGTGCAAAGATAGCCAACTAACAAATAACAAACAAGCACGCATCTAAACCTACCATACAACAACAAAATGGTAGGGTCTAAAAATTTAAGAACCCACACCATAAATTGTGCTGCATACAAGGAAGCACAGGCAACGCCCGTGTAATTAGTAAAAACTGAGACCATAAATGTAAGGTAGCTGATAGCAACAGTATCAGCACTACCGGTCCAGCAGTTATACAACCAACCTACTGCAGTACATACGTACCAAATACGGCTATACGCATCAGTTCTCACCATACGAACACTTAACAAAGTACATGCAACACTTATAATAAGCATTGTTAACAAATCTGTACCAATAACGTCAATACGACCAGGATTAACGTAATTGTACAAACTAAGCAAATAACCTTGTACACCCTCTGGCGTGTACTGAAAATTATAATATGCTGTTACCATCGCAACTGGTAACAGATAAACCGTAAGGTAGGTATGCTTATGCTTAATAAGCAATGAAACAAACCCCACACAAACTGCCACAAACCCTATTAGGGGCAGCAGCAGAGTAAATGGCAGCGCACCCACAAAGGTCCACTGCGCAAGCTGCAACAAAATGAGTATGGTAAGTACAAAAATTATAGCAAACCACTGTAGTGTCCATCTAAACATAGACTGAAATTTACCTTGCAATTTAACACCTAACATTTGACGGCCAATATCATACGGTGTATGCTCATCCTCTAAAGAACAGGAGCCCATAATAGTACGGCCACAAAATCCAGCTGAGAGCAATACCTTCAACGCTGAAAGCATGCGCTCAACAGAGATACCTGTTTTAGCTGCAAGTGGTTGCAAAACTTGCAAGCTTTCACTCGTTACTGACTGACACATGTACTTAACAGCACAATTATTAAATTCAGCCGGTGAAATACTAGACTTGGTTAAAAACCAATTCTCACCACTTAACACAGCTGCATAAAGCCATGCTAAAACATTAACAGTTATAGTACAATCAGGCGCCGCTAATTGAGGCACTTGCTTGTCTTCAAATGGACCATAAAAGACACCAGAAAAATCTGTACCAGTATGAGTACCATTTGGTAATTCAAGCTGGTGTAGGTAACAAAATTGAACTTCTTTGCCATTCATGACAAAGCCAGGACTACCACAAGAGCCACATAAAAATGATGCTCTCATAGTACCATTCGACCGTAAAGTGCACGTATACACACCAGTTGGTAAACCATCATAACATGCCAACAAACTCATAGCTTGACCCGTACTCACCCGTATAAATGAATAAGCGGGTGTTTTAGGATTATTCACATCAACTGTTAGCTTTAAAAGCGAACCTTCCATAGTATGGCCTATAACACGAATATTATGACCATTTTGAGACACGTGAAAATCATAATTAGCAGCTCGCATAGACAAACGAGGGTAATCAGGATTAGCTAACTCATCCCTAGAACACATAACATGCCTAGGACATATAACAAAATTATCCAACCATATACCATTAAGAGTCATGGAACCATAATTTACTTTAACAAGGCACGGCTCTACTAAACCTGAAGGGTGAGCCATACGTGTCAGGCCGGCTTGTAGTGCCGCAGAGGCAACACTACACCGTGGGGGTTGATATATAGTATCACCACCACCATTAGAATATTTCTCTAAGGCCATCACCAAATGTGAACAAGCGGCTTCTCTATAAGCAGCTGTATCCATTGGTCCACTATAATACTTGTACTTATTATACATAGCCAAGTACTTAAAATAAGCATCCGAGGATATTTCACGCTTAAGGCGTAAAAACACCTCTTTGTCAAGCATAAACGTCTGCAAAGCTGCATCCTGAAAGGAGTGAAAAGCAAGGTCACCTACCTGCACTGTACGCTTTGTGCATAAACTAGCAAACCACAATATATGCCTACTCAAAACCACAACTATGTACAAAACAGTAACCCACAAGGGCACTACACCAGCAAACATTATTAAAAATGAAACATGCATCATACATGCTATATCACTACCAAAGTAGCAAGTAGCATATAAGAACACCATAGCATATATACTGGGTAACATAGGGTAAGGACCCTCTAAACACAGTACTATAACATTCAACACAAAAGCCAAAATATTAGTAAAAATGACTCCTGAATAATCACCAAATGCTCTTCTAAACCTTAAAAGGTAATAAAGAGACATAGAAACTACTACAGCCAATAATGCACCCATGAGTATAGATGTTGTTATATCAACAGCACCTACGGGAGTAAATATAGGCAGCAGCATATTCATAAATAAATCAAATGCACTTGTACCACAGTAAACACCTGACTGTTGTCTAAAATAAGCATTGTTGACGACCCACCGAGGTTGTAGCGACATGCACAATCCGGCTTCAGAAACGTCACAACGACCCACTTTACAGTACTCCATAGCCATAGTTCTAACTATGTGAACACCAGCTGAAATAACTTCAGGAAAACGTATGTAACCAGAATGTTCATAAAATGGGTACATTACGTGTGGCTTTAACATGTCATAACGACTTGCATTTTGTATTAATGCGGCATCAGCACAGTAAGGCATACGTTCACCACTCGCACTAGAAAAAAGCGTACAGGTAGCAGCTAATACACAAGCACTGGTATCAAAAACATCGTAGTTAATAGCATAGTGCGGTGTGTAGCACACACTACCTACTGCACCCAGACCGTAATTGACCAATGGTAAAAGTGTGGTACCCACACGTAGAAATCTTGCCGGTAAACCAGGAACAAGACTACCCACGATGTCACTAACAACACCTACCACCATAGGACAACCACGCGAATTAACATAACTACCATATCTATTAGAATACCAGTTTTCAAAAGCACTAAATTTGTTAGCAAAGCACTGATCTGCAGAAGTTATATCCCTTATTACAGCATTGTCAATAACTTTAAAGTCCACGACATTATACTCAATTGGCCTCATTATATACCAAGGTGTAAACCACTGCGGGTTTAAAACAACCAATAACATGAAGACATGTATTAAAACACGTCTCCACGATACAATACGTCTATGGCCACCAATAATTTTAAAAGGTGTCACCATACAAGGAACATCTGCCTTTAAGCTAGATGTTGTAACTAATAAGTTAAGACCTGTCTTACGCGCAGCCACTTTAAGTTGGCGGCGCATGGACTCGCTCAACTTAATAAAATCCGCATACCGCCATATTAAATTGACGGCAGCGCCTTTAGCTATATTTGCATTAACATATTTAGCATTAGCAGTCATAAATTGACCAACCTCTAAAGTGCTCAAAGTATCCTGCTTAATATAGGTAGGAACAAGATTATTCCACGAATCCGTGGTCCATTCCCAACCCTCCTGATGACAGAGCCTAATACACGAGACTAAATCATTAGTATCAACATCTGACTCTAAATCTTTAGCCTCAGCACGTGTGGACCCTACAAACACCTTAAGAACGGACTCAACAGTCATACCCGAAGATATCTGTTGCAACGCCGTGCTATACAAGTGTTTTACTTTATCCATTGCAATGCTATACTTAAGGAGATAATTTTGCGCATATGCCTCAAACATAGCCCTTGCGATGGTGGCATCGTCACCGACAACACCTACCATACGCTTGTCAACCAATAAAATAGGCTTACAAGCTAGCTGGGCATAATATATAGCAGCCGTTTTTACAGCATTTTCCTCTATACGGTTAGTTGCATCAAACACTAAAACATTAAATGCAGGTGCAGCTCCCTTCAACTCAGAATAATGCAACTTACTAACATTAGTAAAAGCATCCATCGGAAATCGCTCATAGCTACGTTGACCATCACTCTCAAAGTAACAATAAACATAACCATTGCGAACCTCAACAGAAGTAACCTCATAATAAGCTTCATCAGTATGAATTATGGGCCTTTTAAATTGTGCACTTAAATCCAAGGCAACTTGCCTACAAATAAAAGTGCTATCAACTGTATAAGTATCACACGAAACACAATTCCAATTATGCTTAGTGCAAAAGTGTGTACCACCATTAGCATTGACATAAAACATACGTTTCACACCATTAACAACTGTCGAACACTCAATGCGCTTAGCGACATTCTTCTTATAACACATTAAGCATGCTACATTATTGCAACCATACCTAACATGCAAAAAGCCCTTATAGCACAACCACAAAAAAGCTATAACAATATACATGCGCAACATACTAGTAAAGGGTACCAACCTTATAATATAATACAAGAAAACAACTAACCAACTATTACCAAGCGGTATAGGCAAGTACAACACTATCAAGTGGAGTACTGCCAAGATACCTACTATAGGCAAAGCTGGTGTATATAACAAATAAGCAAAAAAGGCTTCTAAAAGCATAAGTATATACGTGTAGTTATAGGGACTACCATACCTATGCTGCTGCATACGCAAAGCAGGATAGTCCAAACTATCCATACCAGCCATGCACAAATGATGCAACCAACCAGTGCCCGTTTCATTAACTAGCACATAGTCACACGGCATAACGATACCTAAAAAATATTTGAAACGAGTTACTAAACTTGGGGCATAAGGTTCCGATAACCAAACGCCACATATAGTCAAACAAGTCCAAACAAACCAAATATACAGCATATACCGAAGTAACTTCAGCAAACGCGACCATGATATATTGCCGCAACGCGATCTTAAATAATTTAAAACACACGTTGTAACACCACAACCCGTATTATAAGCTATAATACCGGAAACTTTAACGATAGGTGGCTTCTTAACTAAAAGCCAAAATCGCATAAAGAGCTGATAAAATAAACACAAGAGGCCTACACACTTTGAACCAGGGTTTGTACTCCTTACAAAATCTGCAGTCTTCCTAACACTCCTAGTAACCAATCCACCTAAAAGTGAAGTGGTAACACGAGTAGTGAGTCTAGTAGCCGCATAGGCATAGACTACACCTTTACTTAAATGGTTAACATGCAGTGAACTATCACTAACACGTAAACCAAGAACTTTACTCAAATGAGAAGCCTTAAGTAATACAAAAGGTTGGACACCCTCGACGTAAAACGTTTGCAAATCAGTTAAAGTGAATTCCTTTAAACACAACAAATGACCTTTATTACCTGGCACATATGTTGTACCATTGAGAACCATAGTTGCCTTTAAACCATACAATGGTATTGGGGCCTTAACACTAATTGGTTCCTCACTAGTCTCATTATTAACAGGTAAAGGATCTACAGCCAATACGTCATAAGTATTAGGCGTATTAACAACAACTGTAGATAATAACGGCACTAATTTCTTCCAAGTATTAGGGCGCGTAACAAACAATACCGGTTTACCCATATGTAAAGACCCATATGGATGAGCAACGACATTATCATCAGAAATTGCCACCACATCACCCGCAACATTGGGATACATGGTTAGCAACTTCATAGGTCCTGTCTTAGTAGCATTAATAGCCTTATTAAAAGACTCAGCTAGCTGAGGATTCTGACAGGAAGACAGATAAAATCCATCATAAGATGTGACTAGCTTTGGCGCAGCCACAACCTCTATAGGTGCTGTTGTAAAATAATAGTCACCTCTCTTAACATACTTACTAAAGTCGGGATCAATAGTAGTACGTTTAACACCATCAAGATAGTAGGTCTCAACCTTACTATCACTAGTAAAACTAGTAGGTCCATAAAGAATATCTGTAGCTGGCAGCTTAAGATCACTAGTACGCCTACGCGTATTAGCATCATACACAGATATCAAAGTGCCATTTACGGCATACATATAATGACCAGCAGTAACTGGCCCCCTAAAGACAATAGCGGTTTTCCAAATACCGCTAGTGTCTAAAGGCACCTGCGTAGGCGTACATGACATCAATAACCAAGGTGACTTTTGTTCTGAAACATACCGTATAGCAGGTCTACCACACTGGCAAACCACACTAACTGGTGCATATAAATCATCTAAAACAACCGAGCCGTAAAATGTACAAGCATCAGTGCCTGTAAAAACCATTTGGCTAACACCACAATGTTCACAAACAGTTTGCATCACACGGCGCGCCGTAACAGTACCATGATTTAATACTGCAGACAAAACCATATGAGCGTCATCACTAACACCAGGAGTAGCCTTACCCAGTGCTATAAGAACTTCCGCCATAGGCAGAGGATTACCACCTTTTAGTGCATCATAGGCCCTACACACCCATGGTGTACTAAAGGACACATCTATATCTTGAAGTAAAGAGATAGCTACATTAAGATAGCAATTAGAATCTCGTTGAGCAAGCAAAACTCTACCATCCACAACCGTATAAGGCCATGTCTGTACAGTTTTCCTAATACTCATAGCACGCGCTATGATATTAGAGTCATCAACACCATAATACTCACGAATAGCAGTAACTTCTGCAGATGAGAAGTTATCCTGCTTATACAAATGAGTACCCTCGTCCGTGGGCATCGGATTCTTATTAGACCAATCGTGGCCATCACAAAACACCGTACCTATTTGTGCCCTGTAACTCTGTGCAGTAGACACTAAAACAGTACTATAATTAATACCGTCTACTGTAGTCAAAACCTTAATCAAAGGCTCTGGTGCACATAGCTTAGTCTCCAAATAAGCCCGCGCTTTAGAAACTGTGGCAAATTTAAGTACCACATCACCTGTTATGGCATACAAATTGGTGTCATCAAAACACAAATAAGTATTGCCACGCTTACAAATGGTTTTATAAACTTTACGATCTACAGTACAAGTAGTCTGTAAAACGTCCCAATCACGAGCGCCGTTGAGCAAAATGTCAACAACAAAATCCTGAACAGCTGTAGTGTCACCACTAAAAACCCCATTAAAGTAAGCTCTATATAGTGGGACACTAGATTCTGAAGGCACAACAACAGTATGCGGAACGGTAAGACCACGCATACTAACTGCAGAAACCGCTAGGGTTTGACCGTTAACTATAAAACCAAACGGTATCATAATCAAGGGTCTACCTAAAGAATTCAAATCTTTGCTAACTTCATGTAATGGTTTATCACGACTGTAACCGTAAAACTCATAACCATTAGACGAGAAAAGGCCTTCCTTAGGCGAAAAACGCTTTAAAACCTTTAAAAATGCTGGATAATCTATAACAACTGGTATTAACAAGCCCTTCTCCTTTCCAAAATTCACCATCGCAGAAAAGGACATAGAAACCACATCAACTAATACAGTATTACAATCACCAGGAGATGAAATCTCCTGAGGCTGTTGTTCAACTGTCTGCTGAGGTACTATAGGAGGTGGACGCTTATCACGCTTTACCTTCTTAACAACCTGACGCACCAAATCCCTAACGCAGGATTCAACATCTGCAACTACATCGTCTGGCACAGAGCCAACGACATTCTCAGGTGAACGCGCGGTTTCATTTAAACCGCTATCAGCATTGGAGTCAACCGTATCTACGGCCCCCAAACTAGGGGTTTCAACTTGGTCCACAATTGACTCCTGCACCTCTACAGCCTCTGCCCAATCAATAGCAGGTACATGCTGTACACTAGACTGTGGTCCTGGCACATCAAACGATGTAGCAAGAGCACGCTCATATAGCTGTCTATCATAAACCACAACATAAGTAGTGCACGCAACATTTTTTACGAGACTACAAAGTGATTCTTCAACTGTAAAACCAAAAATGCCAGCCGACACTAATGGCGTCAATACACTATCAAAACCTGTGTAAGCAGCATACACAGCATCCAGCAAGGCAAGATCCTGTCCTAACCTCTTATCGGGGCCAACAACATGTAGGATACCATGCGAGGCCAGACCGTGTGAACTTAGCAGGACATGCCCACCAGGCTGCAGGGAACCATTAGCCTTAATGTACTCACTTGATTCTTTTTGCATAGCATTATTAGTGGCTCTATTAAGAGCACCTGCCACACCACCGCCATGATGTAAATTAACATTGGCGGCATTAACAAGCACTGCATACGAATAATTACGTGCTTCCTGCACTATATCAGCGCACTTAATGTAAACGTGTTCAGCAATCTTCGTATAACCACAAGGCGTGGTCATAGAGGTAGCCACATCTACATCTTGAATTGTATTATCACAATCCTCAGCACCCTCATCACCAAGCCACTGATCATCACTGTCAGAGGCTTGCTCAACGGTGTCTTCGATATCATCTACCATCTCGTCATCAACTGGGACAGCATCTTCTAAAGAAAAATACATCTCAGGCATGAGTATCTTCTCATAGTCCTTACTGTATACAAAGCATTCAGACGTCAAAAAATCCTCCAAATTTATAGGACGGAGTTCTGCTGGACAGTCTGAAAACAAATCAGACAATCTTTCATAGACTGCCTTTTGAACTACACAAGCTAAATCTTCAAGCTTAGTTCCCTCTTCAACCTGAAAAGGCGCCATGACCTTGTCAAGGATTGCGTCGAGTCCTTCACAAACGTCATAACTAAAATTTACAGTTACAGTATTAGGGATGGTATGCACCTCCTCATCACCAAAGGTCACTTTACTCACACCACCGCCACGCAATCTGAAAGCCTTACCAAGAACGCCACCAGATTTAACATAGCGGTAGAGGAAACCATCCTCAGTACGCACAAACAACTTGCTGGCAAGAGAAACCAAAGTACCCTTAACCAACTTAACATCTGAAGCTCCAAAAACCTCTTCTAACACACCTGTACACTCCTCTAATTCCAAATCTGTAAGGGTTACAGGGGCATCAAAATCACCATCAAGCACCTCAACCTCCATCTTCTGCTGTTTAGGAGTTAACAACAGGCCAAGGCGCTTAGCACATAGCTGCACTTCTGTGAGCACACCTTTTCGTGAAAAGTAATAATAAGTACCAGTATATAAGGCATCAACCTTACAACCAGCCCACTTAACAGATGTGAGCAGCTTACTCATAATAGTAGTAAGCAAATCACACAAACTGTGACACTTAGAATTCAAAGATGCGCGCAAAAATTGAAATTTACCCTTAACAACGGTAAATTGCGCTTTAAACAGTGCAAGCAGACCCTCTGCATAAGGAAGCCAAGCACCCTTAGCTATGGACATCTTTTTTAAAACCCACTCCAAAATTGGCTTCAACATGTCCACAACGATAGCAGCAACACCACCAAAAGCATCTTTGCTCTTAGCAATGGCTGTGTTCAACACCTGATACGCTGAAAACAAAGTTACACGTCCAGTTGTATAAGCTAAGTATACGCAACCATTTATAGGTGCACACACTTTACCGAAAAACTGAGCAAAGCGCTCTTCTTCAGTACGGACAAAATCTCTAAAAGCTTCAAATGTACGGGATGCCAAGGCCCCATACCAGCAAGCACGCTGTACATGGTAGGCTAAGCCTACTATAAAGGGATGGAATTCATCTGTAGGAAGTGGCTTGTCACCCAACATAATCTTGTTAGCTAAACAAAGCCCCTGCAATGACTCAACCGTATGTACAACGGGAGCCTTAGTATCACAATCTAAATTAGCTATGAAAGTGGCACAAGTGGGGTTATCCAATGTGTCAGCATCCACTCTAATACCTTCAATAAGGTACTCCACAAGTTCCTTGTTTATGGCAACTGTATCACCCGAGCCTACGGCCCCAGAGTGCTCACCTGCCACAATAGAATAGGCTCTAGGAACCCATACAGTGACACCATTGACTTTACCAATAGGCGACCATATAGCGCCACCAAAAGACACATATGTGCGATTACCAGGTATAAGGCGCATGCCTGGACTCTTGTCCAACAACATGACACAACCTGGTTTAATCACACCTGCAGACTCTGCATCTACGCACGATGACGTGAGTTGAAACTCTGCACCACACAGGCAATTAACAGTGCCTATGTCCTTAAGAGGTGTCCAACCATAATAATCACAATAACTACATTTCAAGCGCGCCACAGGCGTCGCAGGATTGTAGTTGTTGGTGCCATAAAGACTGAGCATAACAGCCTCAACTGTCTTACCCACAGGTCCACCCCTAGTAGGCTTAGTGTGTTCAACAACACTAGATGTTGAAAACGGGTAATAATAACCCGGCACTAGTTGTTCTGTAACCCCTACAACAGTAAAAATTGACTGCTTCAAAACAGGCACAGCTTTACGACCCACCTTAATAGCAACCTTTACGTAACCATCAGGCAAATCGTATCCATCTTCAGTCCGATACTTACCTAGCGCAGCCAATAGCTGTTCCAGAGTAAAATCAGATTTTATGACACCCAGTAACTTCATAACAGGTTCTACCAAGATGCCATTATTGTCAAAACCATACTGGTCTGACAGATAAACATCGCCGCCCCTCTTCGCTTTAGGCTTTGTAGGGCAGCAATTATCAGGGAAATCTAAATAAGGCCCCACATCCGGACCTGGGTCTGAAAACCCATCCCAGAGCGGTAATACATCAGGCGGTGAGTTGGCCCCAATACCGTACTTACGGATTTGGATATCAATATCACCCATAATAAAGGACGGGTCCTGCATGGGAAGCAAAACACCATGTGTTCCTCCCCTACCATAACGAACACCATCCTTATCCATGGCAAGCTCCCTAATGGGCTGCCATCCAAAATTAGTAGCGTACCAAATGCTATCAGTTATGACAACGCGGTCACCACTAATACCAGGTGCATGGCTCAAATAATAAGGCACAAACACCAACTGAGGTTCCGGAGTGCGCAACTGCTGTTTCGCATATTCCAGAGCCTCCTCAATAGGAATATCCCAACCAGTGACGTTGGGATTAGCAAAAGGATCGCACCACTTCAAAGTGGTAACCACCATACTTTTAAGCTTAGGTGGGTCAGGCACACCCTCCATCACTACACGGACGAAACCGCGCAGGGCTAACAAACAGGACGACACCTGTTGCTCGCAAGGGGGAAGTACTTAACCAAAAAGCTCCACTATAATTGGTGTGCAACGTACGCACAGCAAGACGAAACCTACCGTGACGTATGATGCAATTTTAAGTTCGTTCAAGAGTGATTCGTACAAGACGAAACGGGGGTTAGGATCGGCGATAGCACGCAGCTACTACCTTTTATC